ATGAGTAAACAATGTGCAAAGTGCGGAGGTAAAATTGGCTTAACTTCATATAAAATCAAAGATAAACAAATTGTTTGCGGCAATTGTATGAAAAAAGCTGGTTACGGTATGACTACTCCTTATAAAATAATAAGATCTTTGAATTTAGAAGATTTAGATAAGGGTCCATCAGAAAAAAGAAAATTAAACATATCTGATTATACTACACAAAACAATCATGATATAGGTAATGATAGAATGAGAACTACTGAAGAAATGGTAGAATTTTGTCTTAAATACGGCTATGGTAAAGGAATGACTAAAAAATGGACAACTCATCATTTTAACTTAATATCAGATCAACTTAACAGTGACGAATACGTAATCTTCTGCTTTGTAGGATTGCATAACTATATCTCGTCAACTAAGCATGACAATAATTATGCATACGCATTAACTAATAAACGTTTAATTGTAGCTCAACAAAAAATGATAGGCAATAATGTACAAAGTATTATATTAGACAATTTAAATAATATTAGTAAAAAAAGAGGAATACTGTTGGGTACATTAACTATTGATACTCTTGGTAAAGTATTGAATGTTGCAGTTGATAAAGATACTGTTGATAGGATAAGTGATTCTTTAAACGAAATTATTTATAATTTAAAAAGAAGAAATATTTCTGCTACAAATTCCAATACATCAACAATTTCCTCAGCTTCAGAAATAAGAAAATATAAAGAACTATTGGATGACGGAATCATTACAGAAGAAGAATTTAATAAAAAGAAACAAGAATTATTAGATTTATAATATCTATCAAAAAAGATGAGCATTTAATTTAGCTCATCTTTTTCTATTTACAATACAAACATTTGTTCGTATACTCTTTTTGAGGTGAACATTATGTTGATGGAAGGAAAAACACAATTATGGTTTAAATTTGATCCTTCGAATAGATTTGTCAAAGATTTTTATAAGGTGTGGGATTCAGAAGTTTTCTTTTTAGCAATTGAAGACAGTTTATTAATCAATCTCTACTATTCTAATAAGAACTACTTTAAAATTCCTGCTGCGAAAACGAGAATGAAGAAGGATGTATATTTTTTGTTTGATATCGTGACTGATGTGCCAGACGCACGGAGCGATCATCGGCGTTATGACTATTTGAAGTATACTTTCGTTGATCCAGAAAGGTATAAAGATTAAAGTAGGCTACCTAAAAAGGTAGCCCGGAACGGATTTTATCACCATACTTATGAAAGGAGATATTTTTAAGTTAGTATTAAGATTGTGTAATATGATGATATCTATATTTTATAGTATCAGTGCTATAAAATCAAAAATAAGTCACTAATTAACTATCACTCCAATTATAAGTCTTTTTTCCATTATTTTTTACAGTTATATGGTATGCTTTTTAATGGCTTCAAATATAAAAGAGTTTAAAGCGTAACACACTTATTGGGGAGTGGTTTTTGGGGAACGCTTTAAACTCTTCTTTATTATTATCTCACAATATAACCCAAATGTCTTTCCATTTAAAAATCAAAGTAAAACTTTTCAAATATACAGAAGTATAACTATGTGAAACATCCTTTCATTAATCCATAAAAGGATACATAAAAATGCCACTCATTTGAGTGGCAATGAAGAAAAGCTTTAGCTTGTATAATACTCTTCAAAAAATTCTAACACAGAACGATTCAAATGGCTACGTTAATGTACCCTGTAGGACTCGAACCTACGACTGGACGGTTATGAGCCGTCTGCTCTAACCAACTGAGCTAAGGGTACGGAAAGCCATAAACAATCAACCAGTAGAATGTGTGGCAACAAACCTGTTATCGCATATCTTGGAGTGTGACTATTTATGAGTGATAGTGAAGATATGCAATAACATTACTATTTTATTTTATCGAATGATTTTTATAGTTTTCAATATAATTATGTACTGCCCCTCAATGAGGGGCTATTTTTTTATTTAGAGTTATAACGTTGTTTTTTTAGAGACTGATAATCTTTTGAAATTTTCACAAACTGAATAAACATCACCTCAATCAAATATATTTTTAATCAATAAAAAACCGCATATTACATACGGTTTTTTCGTTATTTTATTTAGTCATCAAATCCGATGAAGCTTATTCTTTCCTCATCAGATACCAACTTTGCAAAATTTACTACTGGAAGAATGTAGGTTGGAAATTGATTTGTGTTTGCCGTTAAAAATGTTATATATGATCGAAGATAAGGATACAGAATTGCTAATGCATTGCTACCTAAAAGACTTTTTAATTGAGATTTTTCTTCCTTTTCAAACTCATGAGAAAATATTCCTCTTATAACAACTTCTAAAAAGAAAGGTGTATTATTTATATATTTAATATCATCTTCTTTATTTAATATAACTTTAATTTTTACATATCCTTTATCATCTTTTATTCCTACTTCAGCACTAATATCTTCTTCAATCACTAATCCATACTCTTCATGAGGTTTTTCAAAGTTTGGGTTTGATCGATAATTTGAACTTTCTATAATATAATCCTTAAAAATTATTGAAGCCATTAAGCAGCCTCCTGTGTCACTATACCATATTCAAATTCAGATTCTTTCTTAACTTCAGAATATTGTACTTTATCTACCTTAATAAATGAATTTCCTTTTATTACTAGTGGATCAATACTCTCAAGTGATGTTTCTGATAACTTAAAAATTTCAAAATTTGATTCTCGTCTGTCTATTTCGACATCATAAACTAGTTCTGTTAAAGCATCGATTGCTTCCTGAGGTAACCAGCTATCTAATTCTAGGATACTTTCATCTAAAACAATTTTATTGTAAGTCATAATTTTACCTCCTTACATAATTCCCAACATATAGATTTGTTACATCTCAAACATACTTCTTTTCCGTTTGGAAAATTAGAAATATTGCGGTCTTCGTTGTAATACGGAGTATAGCTTTCTCCCATAACAGCATCTATTTCATTTTTATATTTATGCTGAATCAAAAACTCAATAATTATACCGTCTAGATTCGCTCTTTTCTTACTTCCACTTTCTTTCACAGATATTTTATAGTTGTAATATATACGCTCAAATATCTTTTCTCTCAATTCTATAAATATATCACTATTTTTTTTATCTCCGAAATCAAGACATCTTATATCATCATTTATATTTATTTCTAACACCGATGAAGGTCTGTCTTTAAAAACACTAGCATATTTACGTGCGCATTTTATACCATCATAGCGCTCATTACTTAAGAACATATAAATACCTGAACCAAAATCATTAGGCATTTTTTGACGATCCTGAATCTTGAAATCTCCAGTTATTACAAATTTATCAATATTAAAATTTTTTGATTCAATAATTTTTGTGGCACAATCTTTACTTGTTCCATGATATCCTATCATAAATATAATTCCACCAATTGAGTAATATTAACAATAAAAAAGTGTACAAAAAAATTTGCGCAGTAAAACTTAGGCTCAATACCTTACAAACCAACTATAGCATTTTAGATTCATGAACGTCAATCGAATTAGCTAATTTTGTTAACAATTTTGTTAACATATCTGACATTTAATCAGTAGTAAAAGTGCCTCTATATAAGGAACAAACTGTTTTTTTACTATCAAAATTCGTATACTATTTTACTAACCAACTAGCTAACAATATTAGCAACTATATTGAAAACTATATGTACTACCCCTCATCGAGGGGCTATTTTTTATCGTTGCGGAATATTCAAATACCAGCGCTTATCATGAAAATCTTGTGCTCCGCCTTTAGTGTTCCCTTCTGGGTCATTCGTTGCACGCATCATTACATAGACTTTCTTATTAGGAAAATTACGCATATTGAAAGATACATGATAACCAACATTTCCTAAAGTATTATAAGCTTGATTTACATCTGGTCTATATATTCCATCAGCTTTTACTCTAGCTAATTCTTTCCCAGTATTGTAATCCATAATGAAGATGTACTCGTATTTATAGTTAGCAATATGCCAACCAGCAACGTGTAAGTTTGCATGTTCGATTTCTCCGAACTGATCAATGTGGGCGTAATTTGTTCCATCTGTCAGTGTAGGATTTGCTGCACCTGCTCTAGTTGGATCAATGACTGGTTTATCATCTGAAGTTGTCGGATTTTCATCGGTAAATCCATGAGCCAAATCATAGGCTAATTTTTCTTTACTTACGCCCATTTCAGAAAGATAACCGTAAGGATCTGTATGATCGCCCCAAATATTTTGTGTTACCCATAAATGCGATTTGATCCCTGGTTGGTTATAAGGCGTGTCCAATGTTAATGGAATACCATATTTTATTGCTGAATCTCTAGCCAATTCAACGTATGCCTTGTAGTTTTTCTCAAACGTCGCTTTATCATGTGTGTGTTGTAACTCAATCTGCACGGGACTGTTGGCATTAGCATACGAACCAGCCCCATACTGCACATAACCAGGTTGTCCAACTTGGTAAACAATTCCGCCATCACCCACAATATAAGCAGTGTAAGCACTAGTCCATGAACGTTGCATATACTGCGCTTCATTGCGCCCTGTTGCTGTTTCGTTAGCTGTTTCATGCAATAGAATATATTGGTTATTTGCTACTTGAGAGCTACCTTCATTTACACCTAAATTAAATTCATTGTTGATCGTATAGGCGAACCCGTTAATTGGCAATAAAAAAAGAGCCATTAATAGGCTCATCGCAGTAACAGTAATTTTCTTTTTCATTTGTTTCCTCCTATTTTTTCAAATTATAAGCCGACACACCAGTGATAACGCCTAAAAATGTTGCTACTGCATTGATAGTAAGTACTGTCATATCTGTTCCATTCCATCCATAGGCTTTCCCTAACATGGCTACTAAAGCAGATGCAGCTGGCAATACTGTTAAAACTGTCCATTTAATGACTTGATAATACTTATCGGGTAAAATCATTTCTTCTTAACTCCTTTCTTTTTTACCGAGATCTTTCTCTAAATAAAGTTTTAATTTGTTGTGTGTGTTCTACCAATTTTTCTGCATGTGTATCTAATCTTTCATCGTGTTTCTTTAGTTCTTCATGAATCATCAATCGATCTGATTTGCTCGATTCTAAATCTTTAGTCAGCAAATCTAAATTGTGACTTACTTTTGAAAGAGTTTCAGTAATCTTCGAGAAAGATGCAGTGACTGGTCTTATTACTAATAAAATCAAAGAAACAATCGCAGTGATTGATCCTGCGATTGTTCCCCATTCCCCTAAATTAATCATATTGCAACTCCTTGTATCAAAACTAAAAGCACATCAATTAAGATGCGCTTTCTTCTTTGCTAATAATTTTATCTGCTTCTTCGTCTGTAATGCATAGTGGAACGAATAGTCGAACTTGATCGTCAGTAAAACAGCCCCAATCATACATCATTTTCACATCGCTAAAACTAAACATACTACTCACCTCCCTTTGAAGCTGGATTTAGTTGCTCTTTAATTTCTGAAATGTCTTTGCTATTTTGTAACGAAGCAAGCATCATTTTTGAATTGATTTGTGCTAAACTATCCGCTTTTTCTTTCAATGCAGTATTTTCCTGTTTAATTGCTACATTGCTTAGCATGAGTTTGGCGTTGAGCTGTTTTAAATCGCCGTTCTCATTTTCTAACGACTCATACATCGCTTTGAGATTGTTTAAATCGTTGTGATCCAGTGCGTTTGCTAAAACAATCCATTGGTTCAATTTAGGATCAAACATCTGATCAGCAATCGTTAGCGGTTCGCCATCAGCACGAATCCCTTCAAGTGGTGGCTGATCCGTGTAGGGAACGGACACAAGCATGTCGTCCAATACTTTTCCTGCGTACTCTCCGCCAGTACGTCCATATTTCCAAATGTTTTTCATTTATTTCACTCCTTTAATCTAAGATTCTATTTCCATAATGTGCAGCGTGTTTATTTGAGAAAAATCTAACTTCTTACCATCCTGAGTTTCAAAAGTGATATTGAAGTACTCTCCTTTTTTCAACGCGAAAATTCTACTAAAGTGAAGCCCATGCTTCCATTGTAATGCAGTTTCATTTATACCAACACCACCTGCAAAACCAATAGAACTAGTTTGGGCATCGTCTTTATAAAAAGTAATATAACCATACTGGCCAGCTGTTGATCCGCCAAACTGATATCTAACTAGCCCTTCTACCAACAAAGTACAGTCTCGATTAGCTGTGGCTTGCCAATTTCCAGAATTCCAAGTCAACGGATTCTCCTTCATAGATCGATTCAACTTTGCTCCAATGGTGGTTGCTACTGGTCCAATAATTAACCGAGCTTTATTAGAAATTCCTGTTTGTTCAGTTCCTGTTGAATGCCACGCTTCATAAGGCAACGGCTTTTCTTCTACCAGTACATTTTTCCCATTAACTAGAGGGGTTTCTAAAAAGTTCTTAGTTCCATCTACAGATTGTGGTTCGGTTAAGCTTACCGAATCATTCAAGCCTTTTTCAGTATATTCAGGCGTGATGTCCCAGCTGTAGTCGTTCGGATTGTTACTGTCTTTCAATCCTTCACCGAAGTATTTAAACTGACTAATATTCGGAGTTCGTGTGTCGCCTTTTTCGATTTTCAACCATTTTATGGTACATGAACCTAAAGAAGTATTTGGCGTTTGAAAAAGGTATACCCCTTTTGCGTTTTCCCCTAGCTGAGTTATTGACACAGTGGCGACCCATGTATCAACCAATCCTTCAACTGGTTTAAAGTCACTGAATTGTTTTTGAGCTAAATAAACCCGAATAGTTTGTGAGGCAGGCTTAGTCGCTCCTATCGTCACAGTATAAGTTTCACCTAAAACAAAATCCTCTAGTGCTTTTTTTGAATAGATTACCTCGCTGCTACTTGAGATTGGAAATTTAACTTTAGGATCAGCAATATTCTCACCTAAAGGAGCCTTACCTAGACAGTAAGGTTCGTCTAGTAGATTAGGTTGGTATGGTGTGGCTTCCGTTCCTTTCTCTGTTTTAATGTTGTATTTAATAGTTATCTTAGTTCTAGGTACATCTGCTGGAAAATAAAATTGTAAAGAATGAAAATTAGAATTAAGATAACCCAACGGTAAATTAGTGTGGGTATAAGAATACCTTTTATAACTTGTTGTCATATTAGGAATAATAGTGGGAAAGACATATTGCGTTTTGCTGTTCTCATCAATATATACTGGTCGAACTCTAATACCATTAGGCAAATCAATATCAGCTTTAGCTTCTATACTATATGTGTATGACGTACTCTTTAACAGTGTTGGTAAATTGTTGATATAGAATATTCGTTCTCCTGTGACCGCTGTTAAATCAACAGTAAACGATTCTCCGTTATCTGTAACAAATGACTGCACAGGTGTATTTATTTTTGCATCTGACGATAAATCGCTGAATGTTGGATTTAAAAACAAATTCGGGTTCCCCGAATAATCATAGTCCCCAAAGTCGATGCTGTTACTGTACATCTTTTTCAGCTTGCCGAGGTCGCCGATTTGCTGATTGGTTTGATCAATACGATCATTCGCTTTATCAATATTAGTATTGAGAGTTGCGACATCTTGATTAGCTTTCGTGATTTTGTCGTTTGTGTCTTTCAGTTTCGCCTCAATCTGCGTTTCGGATTCCGCAATTTTCTGATCAATCTCTTGTTTTCCATCAGCTAGAATTTTCTCGATTTTATCAATGGTCTGACTGAAACCATTGAAATAATAATCTTCTAGTTCTGGCGTACTATCATCAATTGGACTGCGTTTGATATAAAAAGTAAAACGACCAGCTGTATCTAACGAGCGGTCGTTTGGGAAATCAATATATACGCTACCTTCTACGGTGCCTACGTATCCCAGTATATTATCCTCTAACACAATAGAAACAATCCCATTCACAGGATCTTCTACCGTAGCTAGATAGTCATGTTTACCATAACCACCTTCTGCCGTTGCAGATTTGAACATCAAGCGAATCGGAACAGTTGTCCCTTCGGGTAAGCTTTGAGGGATGCCGTTTTTCCGAACTAACTTCATTCGAAGCTTAGCTGTTCCTCGATCATGCGACCAAAAAACAACATTCGTCCTGTTTGGACTAGTGGCTTCTGCTTGAATCACAATGATCGATTCATTCATTTTATAAACCATTAACTTAACACCTGCCCATTATTGATAATCAAACCTCTGCCAATAATTTTATTTTCAGTTGTCGCAAATCCTGCAGCTGGCTTGGCATATCTAGCAGTTGCTGCATCAACGTACACCCCAATGTTATTGCCTGAACCCTTCAAGTCGCCCACACTAAACTCTGATAACAAACGAACTTGCACAGCTATGTCTTGATTAATGAATGTTGTTGAACCATACATATTCATCTTAGAAGTCCCGCCTACATATACAGCGTTATATGCCAATGATTTAGTATTCTCCGCAAATTTACATTGACTAATAGCCATATAGCCACTCTGTTCATTGACAATTCCATACTGTCTTCCTTGAAAGAGAGGAGAATTTGCAGCATCAACGATCTGCATTCCGACGATTTGACAATAGCCAGTACATGTTGCGAACATAATACTTCTAACTTTTACTGGGCAATCAGATACTTGAGGGTCTAATGTGCTTGTATCATTTAAAGGACGTATGACAAATGTTCTAAATGTTAATCCATTGACATATACATCTTCCAAATACACCCCATCGCTAATCCAGATGGTGACAGATGATGTTGTAATTAGCGGAACTGAATTGACTGCAGTTTGAATCGTGAGAAATGGTTTCTCTTGAGATCCATCTCCAGTCTGATCGTTTCCATCTTTTGAAACATAAATATTGATGGGCTCGTTATACCCTCCAATGATTTGTTGGACTGCTTTGTTTAATTGCTCTACTTGTTCTTTCTGACTAGCGGCATTTGTAATTAATTCACTAATTTGTTCATCTGTTAGGTTTTCATGTTCTACCAATCTGCCGTGTAACGTAGGAAAGGTTTCTCCTCTATTGTTTACCCGTGCATCCACTACTTCGTTTGGCGAATCCCCGCCCGAGTTGATTACGAGATTATCAATACGACTGTTCGTTGATTTGTCTTGATCAGATAGTTTCTTTTCAAGATCATTGAGGTAGTCAATGTTTTTATTAAATTTCTCTTTCCATTCCGTAGAGATACGGTTACTGATTAATTTTAATAACCCCATCAAATCACTCCTTTCTTCGCCATTTCAGCGAGTATCGACGTCATTGTTTTCTTTGTGTTGCTCAATGTGATTTCTGGTGGCTTATTTGGTATCGCTGGATACGTCTTGATTCCTACCACTTGAATGTACGTATTAATATTCAAAGGTTCATAAATAAACGGGACGTGATCGCCTTTGTTGGGACTGATTTTCCATTTCAAGGTTACGGATCCCGAAATACTTGGATAGTCTTGCAAGTCTGTCTTTAACCGCTCGAGCATATTCCCTGATACGGTATACCGTTCGTCTTTAACAGGATCTTGTATCCTGATTCCCCACTTCTGTGATTCAGGACTTGTGTAAGTGATAGGAGTAAATCTATAGTCACTATCTTTAGGATTCTCAGTATTTGCGCCATCCTTCAATTTTCCATAGCCTTTGATTTGTGTTTTTAGACTGTACGTATCAATATCGAATGACACTTCATCTGTATTGTATTTATAGCGAATCTGTTCTTCCGTCTGCTGGCCGTACTCACTGGCAGGATAGAAAGTTAGATGTTTATTATTCGGAATCACGACTGCATTATAGTCAGTCAGAATCTCATTGATCAGCTTCAAGTAATTCGCATTACCAAAGTTTTCTTGTTCGACTGTAAGGAATTTCTTGTTTGGATCAATGACTTCCCATGTAAAGCCGCGACTCCCTGCACTAAATACATGCGTGAGTAACTGGCTAATAGATCTCGCACCAGTTACTGTATCGTACTGATAACCATCTTGAACGGTGTAATAGATATGTGTCGCAACTACTTGTTTCGTCAACAATTGTCCAAGTGCTTTGCGAGTCATTTCTTTGATCACAAATTCCTGTCCGTTGTAGAAGACAGAAGACTCGTATTCGACTAAATCAAATACTTCTTGATTCAACGAATTGCTGGTAACGGTAAAGCCAATCTCCCACGTTTCATTTTGTTGCCAGTTTTCATAAAAAGAACCCTTGTCATAACCGACAAGGATTTCTTCTTTGGTTTGTTCATAATTTCGAATAATTAAATCAGTCACTCAATCACCTACTTATATAAGAAACGGAAATCCCATGAAGATTTCACTCTAGTAATATTTTGAATTTCGATTTCATTGACCCCTTCAGCTAAAGTGATTAGTCTATGGTTTGTATCAATACCACAACTTACACCATTCAATTTTGGGTATACACCATCCAAAACTAACGTCTGCCCTAAATTAGTTGAGAGAGAAGGATAATAAATGAAACGATCGCCTGTGGTCTTATTGAAAATAGTCACATTTCCTTCTGATTCTCCTTCGAGGGTAATACGTAAATCTGACTCTCTCGGATCAATTTCAAAACTGCCAGCATTAAAAATCTTAAAGAAACTAGTATTGTGTGTATAACTAAAGTCTTCAGAAACTAGACCTTGAGAAAACTGCCAATCCTCATCCAAACTGAAATCAGATAAAGTCGTTGCCATCGATTCAGAATATCCTTTATAGGCGGAAAATGATACAACACAATTTCCTTTAAAATATGCCTTTTTGGTTATAGTCATACTCTCAACGATCACTGGAAATCTTTTACCATGTTCTTTCGTATAGATAAAGTAGTATTCAGTTTCTTTATTAAATAGTTCTCTCAATTCTGTTTCAGTCAAAATAAGATCATTTAGATTGTCTGCAAAATAATCAAATTCAAAAGTAATAGGAAAAGAATCAAATGAGTGTGTCAGCAGCTTTTTTCCTATTGAACCTGCATAAGAAGAAAATTCATTTTTAGGTACTGGCATCCCAATTTTTATATCAATGATTTTTATTCGGTAATTTGCTAGTAAGTCAAATTTACCTGTACTAAATTGGAGAAATACTGATGTTTTATCATCCATTGAAATTCTTTCCTCTCATATATAGTTTTCTTGCTAATGATGAACCAGTATATTCATCTACACTTTTGCTGACTTTCTTACCGTCTAGATGACTAATTACCTCAACTGGACGATTATTCAAAGCTTGAGACAGCTTCTGAAGTGAGCTTTCTGAAATTTCGCTTGTTAAAAATCCACTCGAATTGCTTGATACATTATTTGCTGAAGTGGGTCTAAATTGTTCCCTCGAGCGGATTGCTTTTATAATCAAGTCATCTGCAGAAGATTTAGCAGGATTTATCATAAATTCTTTTGGATAAGCAGGGTCTTCCCCAATCCATGCTAATTCAGGACCATTTATTTCTCCACCATCAGCATAACCATGCCCCATTCCGATATTTGCAAAGAAGCCAGCACCTGTTCCATATTGAGCCATGATATATCTTAAACCGGCTAAGATATTATCATATCCATTAAAAATATTGCCATGACCTGGCATCTTATAAGCATTGAAAGTAGCACTAATTGTTTGCATCAATCCTTTTGCTAAGTCTCCAGTAATGGTATTAATATCTGTATAACCACCTTGAACAGCTTTCTCATTTCCGCCTGATTCTGTTTGGATCTGACTAATGATTCTGTCTATATGCCCTTTATCTGTTGGAAATCCGACCATTTTTGCAGCCTCAATTACTTGGCTTCGCCATCTTTCAGCACCTGAACCAGCAGGAGAACTACCGCCTCCTGCTTTGAAAATATCTCCTGATCCTAATTTACCAGTGATATGCAAATGGTCGTAATGGTCATTATCTGGCCATGGCTCCCATGAACCAGTTGTTGGTTGACCTGATTGTCCAGTTCTATCACGCACTTTCCCTTGTGTGATAACATACCCAACTTTATCGGCAAAATTCTCAAATACCCAGTTTGCAGGATCAAAATATTTGCTTGAACCATTCATACTTGATGGATAAGCAATATCAATCGCTTGATGCTTCCCATGCCAATATGGATCTCCTGGTCGGTAACCTGAAGTAATCCCGCTCATGCCGAATTTTCTAACGGCTTGGTTTGCAATATCTACTAAGTATTTATAGACATTATCTGCCATTGCACCATCGAAACTGCCACCTCCATTTTCTTCATTAAACTTATCAAAGAAGTTTTGTGCGTATTCGATAATCTTATCTTTTATATTAGAGATACCACCTGCAGCAACTTTATATTCAGCTGAATCACCAAGGTTATCTAAAAAGTCAGAGACACCAAGTTTATCAGCAATCGTATCATAAGCTTTGCCGGCACCATCTGAAACGAAAGACCATACATCTTTAGCTTTATCTTTAACTCAATCAAACATATTCGTGATAGTACCCCAGACACCGTCTTTGTGTGCGGGTAGCCCCTTTGTCATTGCCAAGAATTCTTTAGACATATGATGGGGTAAAATTGAAGTACCAGCTTGCAGAGGACGAATTTCTGGACCGCTAACACCAACAGGGAAAATACCTTTAGATGGATGATGAGCAAGCTCGAATCCTTCTTCTCCAACCAGAGCAATTTCGTCTTCGGTCAATCCACTAGAACCTTTTGCATGAGCACCAAATTTGAACTTAATAAGGTCGTTTCCCCAATCTTTGTTCAATGCATGTATCAAATGGCCAATACCATGTGCGACACCTTCAACAATGGATCCCATGTTTGTTTTCATTTCATCCCAAGAGCCTACAACTTCACCTGTTTCACCATCAACAGCACCTTTGTGTTCTCCGGCCTGTTGGGTTGCTTGATCTACTACTTCTTTATGAGTTTCTTGGGCTTTCTTTATTGATTTATCCCTTTTCTCAGTAGCAGCTGCGACAGTATCATCTCGCTCTTTCTTTGCTTGTTTCACAACCTCATCATACTGCTTCTTGGACATAGTCCCATTTTCATAACGTTCTTTGTCTGCTTTTTCAACAGTTTCTTTGTATTTTTTATCAGCGGCACTTATTGAATCATTTGCTGTTTTTTTGGCATCTTTAATGATCGTGTCACGTTGTTCTTTAGAATTTAAGATAGCAGTTTTCATTTCTTCATGAGAGAGTTTGCCCTTATGGTCTTTCAAATCCTGCAAAATATCTAGCTGTTTTCCCGAAGCTATTTTCGTTTCTGTACTGATTTGTTCATTCAACTTTGTTTCGGCTTTTCTCATTTTTTTAGCATATTTTTCCTGCTCTTCTTCAAGTTCTTTGTTTAATTCTTTTTTATATTCTTTACTATCTTTTCCATATTCTTTTGCGATATCTTGGAGTTTTTTAGTACCACCTTTTTCGATTTTTTCCACATTGGCATAATGTTCACCAGAATAAACTTGCATAGCCTTGAGAGCTTTTTGATGATTCTTTTTCTGTTCATCATCATTTTTCTTTTGTTTAGCTAGGGCTTTGTCAGCTTCTTTTTGGGTCATTAATCCATTTTTAACGAAATAATCATAATCACTTTTAGATGATTTTTCTTTCTTTTTATAATATTTTTGTATAGAGTCTGACATATCTCTGAATATTTCAAGCGTTTGGGCTTTCTGATTCTTTAATTCTTTATCACCCTTAGGTGTTTTAAGAACTATCTTATTAAGTTTTTCCATCTCTTTGGTGTAAGTTTTAGAAAGCTCTTTGGCATTTGATCCTACATTTTTACTAAATTTTTTAGTTATATCATGTCCTATATCTCCCAAAAGGTTCGTTAAATTAGGTGCATAGCTTTTAAATCCTTTGCCAATATCTTTCCCTAGATTTTTACCTAATTCAGTTCCGCCAAGTCCACCCAATCCTGCACCAATTGCAGTTCCAATTCCTGGTAAAATAGCAGTTCCAATAGCTGCTCCTGCCGCACTTCCGCCTAAAGAACCACCAAAAGCCCCTAGTTTTGAAGAAGCTGATCCTTTACCTAACAGTTCAGTTGCACTGGCAAGTACCCCAGCAAAAGGTAGCACTTTGCTTACTCCTTTACTTAGTTTTGCTAACCCACCTAGTTTAGAAACAGACTCTAGTGCATCATCAGCAATAGTAGCGACTCCTTTACCACCTTTTGGTAAGATTGTTTCAGCAATTTCAGCACCCATATTTCCTATATTTTTTGTACTTGCTTTTTTCCCAAAAGAAAGGCCACCACCGCCTAAAAAATCAGTAATTGTTTCAATAGCAGTCATTTCCGTTAAAGTTTTTTTTGCTTCTTTTAACATGGTAATGAATTCATAGCCTTTTTTAACAGCAAACATTATAACCAGTGCTTCGCCAAAGAGCTTTATTTCATCTTTATGTTTTGCTATTTTTCCTATGATTTCATTTATAGTGCCTAGTGGATCTTTTAATGCTTTTGACTTATCATCTACCAAACCGAAAAGATCGGCTATATCAAAAAATAGATTCTTACCTTCCTCCCATGCACCTGAAATAAAAGTTTTACCAATTTCTGTGATATTCTTTCCAATGTTTTTTAAATCATCGCCGTGATCAGTCATATATGAAAATGTATTGTCCAAAGCCTTATATAGATCCCCAAAAACAGACTTACCTGTATCTGATAGCTTAGGAAGGTTTTTTTCTGCTAAATCAAGTAACTTATTACCCATAGGTGTTAATTCATCGGTGATTTTCCGAATGTCACTTCTTAAACGAACACTAAAAGTTTGCTCCGTATTTTCTTTGGTCTTCTTTGCAGTCCCGGATACATTATCAAATGTATCATTTACATTTCCTAAACTTTCAATTACTTTCATAGCGTTATCTTCGCCAAGTGCTGACCAAATCGTTGATGCAGCAGTTAATTTTTCTTGCTGATTTTTTGTACTTTTTAAATCACTAATGACATTTTGAAAAACATCGCTAGCGGTCGCCTTTCCATTCTTAAACTCTTTAAATATTTCTTGTGTACCTTTAGAAAAGTTTCCCAAGTTTTCTTCGATGCGGCCATCATTTAAAGAAATAGTAAACTCTTTAACAAAATCGTTTACTTTATCTAGATTATAAGCACCCGATTTTAGCCCATTATCTAAAACAGAAAACATGCTTTTAGCATCGAAACCTGCTTGTGCCCAAATTTGTCCATATTCTGCTAGATTATCTCCTAGTTCGTCAGTTTTATCTAGACCAACTTGCGCGCCTTTAATCATATAATCAAAAGCTTCATCAGAAGTCATACCAAAGTTCGTCATCAAGGAATTAATACCCCTTAACGATTCATTTAAATCCATACCAAACTGATCTTGTAAAATAGACGCATACTGAGATATTTCTTTTAACTTATCGGCTGGCATATCACCAAGTTGCGTATTCACTGAACCAACTATTTCAACAGCTTCGTCCATTGATTCTACAAAACCAGTATTATAAAAATCATTGATAACATCATGATATTTTTTAGTTTGTTCCGCATTTAATCCCAATGTATTCGTCAATTTATTACTAGCATCTTGAAGATCGATAACGCGATCAATGACATTGAAAGATGATTCTTTAAGAGCATCGAACCCTTTTGAAGCTTGTTCACCTATAAAGGTACCTGCAATAATTTCTTGCAAATTAGAAAATCCTTCTGATGCATCTTCCGTAGTTTCTTCTAACTTTTCAATATTTCTAACAGCTGAACTTGTATCTGCTTCAACTCTCGTTTCAGTTTTAGAAGGTATTCTGGTCAATTCATCTTGTAAACTTTTAATTTCTTGATCGTCAACTTCAGCAGACACTTTTGTGTTCGTTTTTTCTGGTATGTCTTGCAATTTATCTTTTACTTTTTCAACATCTTTTAATAGCTCATTATCATTAAGAGTAACCTTTGCCTCGGTTTTCTTACCGATAGACTCGTCTATTTTTTGTTTCGTATCTTCTGCTTGTTTCTGAATTTTGGCTGTTTCTTGTTTAAAAGATTCATCCATCTTTTCGCCTGTTTTAATACCTAACTTAGATAAGATATCATCAATTAAAGACGCATCGCTTTTAAAAGTTGCAAGATTAGAAAGCATAACATCAATATTTATCGTCGCATCTGCAGCCATTTTTTAACCTCCTTTCTACTTTTTTGCTTGAGCAGCTAGCATTTCAAATATACTTCCTAACTGATCATCTAAATTATTTACTGTTTTTTCTGAATCAAGGGCGTAATATTCTTGTAATTCTAATAGATTGGTAAGCGCCTCGCCTTCTAGTCCATTAATACTTCTAGAACGAATAGATAAAATTCGTTGAAAATGAGTATTTTCGCTTAATCCAAATAAAAGAGTTTTGAACGTGATGAAGTGCATTCTTCCTTTTTCTTTTAATAAATCGATGCCGTAATCTGCTAAAAATGAAGAATAGATCGCTCCAGCATCTTGAGAATAAGAATAAAGTTTTTCCGGCACAGCATCTCCATACTCCTGATCATTATCGTTATTTCCATATGGGCTTTTTTGTATATAATTGCTTATTTCTTCGATCGCTGATTGCTTCTGTTCAAAAGTAAAATCACAAATTGAGGCTTTATCATCAAAGTAAAACAAATCGAAAGCTTTGATGATTTTTTCGAAGGACTTCAAATTTTTATCTTCCAGTAATTCATAGAATTTGATCACTATATCAAAAGAAAGGTCAAAGGAATATTCTGTTCCATCGATAATCAACGTGTTTTCTAAATCCTCCACTAAATCAAACATTTAGATCACTTCTTTTTGTGCTTGTTTTTGTAATGTCTGTCAGCAGTTTTTTTTCGTTCAACCATGATATTTCTAAACTCTTCTTGTAATAAGCTGATAATTGAAAAAAGTGCTTTGGTGCTAGAATTATAGTATTTATAAATCCGTTCGCCTTCTCCATCCCCTAAAACACGATCTAAAGTCTCAACAGATTTAACTCTCATATTTTCTGTTTCTTGCTGAACAAAATTCTTGTATTGATCTGAAGTTGTATCATCTACTTCTTCCAATTTGTTCATACGTGACTGCATTGTTTCCATTTGTACAGGGATGTCGATATTCAAATTAGTCAAAGCTTGATCAACCTCATCAGAAATAGTGATTTCATATACTTTGCCTGCAATTTTTACGGATTTAGTTAGTGATAATTTTGCATCTAAATCAATTACATTATTGATAGCCATTATTTTTTCCTCCAAATTAAAAGAGCAGGTAACCATAATAGCGGGTAACCTGCTCTAATCATTCTAATTTTATGATTCAGTAACTGTTAAAGTACATTTAGCACTCTTATTACCATCTACTGTGTTAACTGTAATTTCCGTGGTTCCGGCTTTTACAGCTACAACTTTACCCGTCGTATTGACGGTCGCAATTGTTGAATCAGCGGATGACCATGTAATGTTTTTATTTGTAGCATTTGCTGGTAAAACGGTAGCTGTAAGGATTTCATTTGCCCCAACAACAAGCGATAACGTTGTTTTATTAAGCGCTACGCTTTCAGGGCTAATTACTCCCCCGCTGCTACCGATTTTGGCTTGCCGTTGAATGCCATTGTGAAGCTGAACGTTTGTTTAGCATTAGCTGCACCACCAAATGGCACGATAGATGTCAATGTAACAACAGCTTGAACCTTATTCCCTTTGGCATCAGTCCATTGTGCTAACGTGCGTAATTCATCTCCGATTGACAAGAATTTAGACGCTACATAATCTTGAGCTGGATCTCCAAATACACGGTGTCCCGCAACTTGGAACGTGATATTTTTACCAGTTACAGTGGAATCAGTGAATCCTTCTCCATCGTAGTAAGGGGATGCATCTGTAGTGTCCGCTGCAGCTGGAGTAATAGTTGTGATCCCTGCTGCTAATGGTGCGAATTTAGCCGATGCGATTTGATCTAAATCTGTACTTCCTGAAGTATCGATTTCCAATTTGTTTTTAAAGTTTAGTAAAAATTCTTTACTATTTTCTGCCATTTAAATTTCCTCCTAATTTTTGAATTGATGAATGGTGATTTTGATACCTAATAAATAAGTTGAGTTCCCTTGAGTGTCCTGTTCGCTTACAAAAGGTGTCTCGCTTATTTCGATACCTAAAAAGACGAAACTCCCATCCTCTGATGCTAGAGTTGAAAGCTCGTCTAAATGATTTGATATGAGCCAAAGAGTTTGATTGGCTTTTTCTTGGTCTTTCGTGTTAAATCCGACCTCATAGAGCATTTCACGCTCTTTCGTACCGTCAAAGTATTCTTCGACTGTTCGGCTACCCGGCATAGAATAAACGCAAAGTGTATCTTCACCGTTTAGAAATCCCATCGAGCATGGCATTGGAAGGCCTTGAATTGAATCTATTGAATCAGATAATCGTTCCCATAAATCCATTACAAGTTTCCTCCTTTGATAAATGCCCTACGCCAACTATCCATATGATTAGCTTTTGCTCTGAGGTCCCAACGTCGGCTTGTCCCTGGTGTTGTATAATTCTTAACTCTACTACCATTGACGATCCCTCTAAATTGAGGTTTAGCGTAAGGAACGGTATATGTGATTCGGTTCTTGTTAACAAATGATTTGTCTCTTAAATGTCCTTGGCGTTTAGGCACATATAGATTCATATCCATGTGCATTTGAGATGTCATATAGTACAGTGCTGAATTGATGTTCATCACTGATAACTTACGATCGACGCCATTTTTTTCAACCTTAACATGGAGCATTACAGCACCTCCAACTCATACGAGTAGACTTCGTTACTGTATGGATTACGGTTATCAACGATAGTAGTGATAGTGTAAGTCTCACCTTCAAAGTCAATCTTTGACCCAACATGATTTTTATTAATCACTGGCATCGGATCAGATACTCCAGCAAACAAAAAAGCGATAGCGTTGGCTACCACTTGCCGATTATTATTACTACCGCTGTACACTGTTTGAGGTTGGAAAATCATATGATTAATCGTGATTGGGTCTGAAAAGATAGGCTTTTGCCATTTGTCATGTCCATCAATTAACCATAATGTAATTGACTGGTTGCAATATTGCTTTGGCATTAATGGAATCATCGATAGTCAACTCCCTTGTAAAGAAGTCCTGTATAAATCAATTCGTTATAAGCCTCTGTTGCAACCATCGTTCTGCCAACTGTTGCTGCATTCGTGCTTCCAGATTCAATACGCATACGACCAACGCTGACACTTGAAGGGGAAGCATTTAGTAAGTCTGATAACGAAGTAACTCCAACTGACTTCAAATATTCAATTTGGACAGCCATTGCGATTTTGAACTTATCCACTCGATATTTGAACGTGTCATCAGCTAAAGAATGTCTCATGTAAAAATCGCCTGTCACTCGATTAAGCTGACGTGCAGCACATTTTTCTAAGTCATCAAACTCCGAAACTGATACTTTGTTGAATCCTGATTTTAAATATTCATCGTGCGTAAGATAGCTCATAACTGCCTCCTTTCAATTAAAAAGGATAGTTTAGTAGCTATCCTTCGCTTGCTGCGGTTACCGTGACTTCACACGTAGCAGTTTTACCATTTACGGTTGTCGCTGTGACCGTCGTAGCTCCTACTTTAATAGCAGTAACCTTTCCTTGCACTGGCGTTACTGTTGCGATTGTTTCATCGCTAGAGGTAAATTTGACTGATTTATCAGTTGCCGTTTCTGGTGATACAGCAGCAGACAATGTTTCTGTTGCTCCCACCGTTAGCGTAGCTGTTTTTTTATTCAAAGTTACGCCGGATGGGGCTAAGCTTTTGGGGCCAAAGAGACAGATACACCTTCTTTTTGTTGTTCTTTGATAAAGCAGTCGTGGTATAAGCGGTTTTGATATAAGTAGCCATCACCTTGTGAATGTTCGCCCGGCGCAAACAAGAAGACGGTGTTTTCTTTAACCACGGGGATAACTGCTTGTTTAGCGACAACTAAGATATTGATGTCTTGTGCATCAGCGGCAGCAGCGTAGCCATCAGTGAAATCGAACTTAGTTTTGAAACGAGTATCGTCCCAAACTTCGACCAATAACACACCATCAAGAGAAGTTACCCGAGATTCTAGTGCCGTTTGCCCAACATTTTGATTAGTGATATTACGAGTAAATTCTGAAGAACGTTCTAATGCATCCATTACGGTTGTTGATACAAACGCTACTAGGTTTTGTGGGCCAAATTTACGAGCTGGTAAAATTGCAGCTTTAATGGCTGTATAAGCATTCTTTTCAGTAATTGTTTCTTCTTTAGTATTTCCTGCTCCTAAAGCTAAAGTAGAAAAACGGTAAGCATCGATTTCAGGCTGCACGTGCTCTGTAATAAATACATTTGAAATTTTAGCTACAGCTAAGTCTTGATTCGTTTCATCAACGTCTTGTTTATCGATGTAAAATTCAACGTCTCGATCTTGACCCATTGTATAAACTTTTTTGTCATTTCCATAAGTACCGCTGTTGAATCCCTTGTTACGTGTATGGTGTTTCAAACCAGAAGTTGAAATAGTCGTTAATGTAAATGATTTACCACCGTTCACAAATTCAACTTGTGGAATACCTAAGATCGTCGTTAACAATCCTTGAGTGATCTTCTGATCGAAAATCCCATTGTCTTTTGTAATGTAATTAATTGCCATATTTTATTCCCTCCAATTTAATTTTTGTTTGGCATAATACCTAATGCTTTAGCAAAAGCATCTTCTTCAATGTTTTGCGCAGAACTAGCATTCCCAGAAAAGGTAGCCTTCTTACCATCGGGATTAGGTGGAACCTGTTCAGATTGGCCAAATAAATAACCGTCGCTTTCTTTAAGCGCGGCCAGTTGGTCATCTAATCCTTTTAATCCCTCGTCTGTCAGTTCCAATGATTCGCTGTCTAGCAAGGCTTTAGCAGCCTTAATGTTTTTAGCTCCGGCTTGTGTTAGAGCTAAGTCAATCGCTGATGATTTTTTAAGATCAGCAATTTGTTGTTCAGAACTCGTCTTGATTTCATCAAACCTAGATTGTAAATCCTCTAACTGCTTAGTAAGATCTTCATTTCCTTTAGCATTTGCTTTGAAATCATTCAGCTCATTTTGATTTTTCTCTAACTGTTCTTGATATTGAGTGGCCTGTTGTTCCGCGGTAGACACCCGACTATTCAACTCGTTCACAGTCACACCATGCAAAGCCATAATTGATCCAATCTGTTCATCAGTTAAGCCAAGTTCTTTCAGTTCTTCACGTTTCATTTCATTCATCCTTTCGTTGTTTAACGAGGCTACGCCCTCGATGGATTGAACAGTTTAACGCCGTATTCGGGGCAAAATAAAAAGACTAGCGATTGCTAAGCCTAAAATTATTAACTTTGTACTTGTTCTCTACTGTAATCACGAACTAAGAATTCATGTTCGTTGATAAGCTCTCTTAACTGTTTCTGTTTGTTAGCAATCACTTGTTTGCACATCTGGACAGTTTCGGGATCTTCCAATTCTACCGCCGCATTCATTCGCTTCTTCTGGTAACGAATATCACGCTCTAATCTTCTTTGCTTCTGCTGGATCTCAGCATTTCTTTGTGCTTCTTCTGGATCATATCGCGGCTGATTATTTGTATTCACATCAGGCCTACCGGGATAAAGAATATGCGTACAGTTAATTCCTTGCGTTCCACCGGGCTCGCCATATCCATGATCATAAATAGAGGGTAAATGTTTGAATTCTTCTGGCGCTTCATTTTTCGGCACAGTTAATACCCATCCGCCTTGGATTGGCGCACAGGCTTCGCGAGCTGCTGGATGACTACTCATTAATGCAGTGACACAGTCGAAGTCTTCCATCCTCTGCAATCGTAAGTCGTTGAATGTTCTATGCGACGTAGTTTGAACGACGGCTCGAGAGTATGCCTCCATTGACCACTCTCGACCAGCTTTATCAACAAAACCCGATTTGATGCCCATATCAACCATTTTGTAGACGTTATCTTTTACGGCTTTCTCATGCGTTTTAAGACCTGTCATAGATTCGATGGTTGATTGTTTGAGAATTGCTTGATAAGCTCTCATGACTGCATTCTCGTTGAAATTAGTAGTGATCAGCGTTTGATTGACATTATTATTTAAGTCTTGAAAAGTTTGACGAACCAAAGAGTCTAGAATTTTGTTTACGTCGTCAGACACAGGGATACTTTTATGCACCATTCGCTCAAGCTCACGGTCTATTTCATCAACGATCTTCACGCCGTTTCCTTTAATCAATTGTTCAATCGCTTCTTGAGTTTCGCCAGTATAACTTGCTAACAAATCAATAACTTTATCGTTCAGTGTACCCATTTTAGAAAGTTGATTTACTTGCCACAAAAGCACGTCTTCTTTAGCAACATCTTGAAAACGAGATTGTTTTAACGCTTTGATTATGATGTTAAAGATTCGGTCTTCCAGTTCTGAATAGATATTGATAATTGAGTTTGCGGCCTTTTGCATTTTTTCTGGTGTAATCATAATTAATCACCTAAATCGAATAAGGCATCTTGACTACGCCGTTCGGTTGATCCCGCTTCTGGCATTTCATCTTTTAATGCAGCTAACCAATCTTCTAATTCATCTTCGTTTAGATTGTAATTACGTATAAGAAACTGTTTCTTAGGCATTACGCCAGCAGTTACAGCCTTTAGATCATTTTCTAATTGTTTGTTACGATCGACAAATAGACCATCCTCAAAACTAACTGTTACTAAATAACTATCATATTCAATAGAGAATAGCGGTTTCTTGCTTTCAAACATTTCTCCGTATCCTGCAAGTTCAAAAATAGAATGAATAAGCTCATTGATAACTTTTTCAACCATAGTCAAATAGCTTGAACGTGTCTGATAAGTCATGGAATTGTTAGAAACAATCTCAGTGGCCGTTTTAATGCCGTCATCCGCATAGTTCATCGAACCCACTGACAAACCAACCTGCACCTCGAACTCTTTAATTAGATGACTGATAGCGTCCTTATACTGAACTGTTCGTATTGCCGTAGTAATATCTTTTATTCCAGCATTTTCTGCCCCATACATCCCTACAAATACATTTTGATCACTATCAAACATTGGCGGATGGGCTTCATCTGTTTTAAGAAACTCTGCAGGAACTACAACACGTCTTTGTCCCATTTGTATTTCCCAAGCAAATTGGTCATGAGTATTATTGATGGTATCTAAGATTTCTTTTGCATTATCAACGATTCCAACGCCTAATGGGCTCTCTAACGATTTATTGTTAGCTCCAGGCGTTCTGAAGTAAGCAAAAAGCGGTCTCTTCAAACCTTCTAGTGTGACTGTTTCAGCTAAGTCAGGATATAGAATCGACAGTGGAACTTGCTTTCCAACAACGTTACTGTTGTCAGATTTGTAAAGCTCATTACTGATAACATACTTTTCGTCTTGCCACTCATGAAATTCGAGGAGCGTGTAGTAGTAATTCGTGTCCCCTTCAGTTTGAATTGATTTAGTAGCAATAGCACACTCACTAACTTCGTTTGTATTTGAACGTAACGGGTAAAACTGATCTGCACGAATCCACGAGATTTTAATCTTATCTCCATCAATGTAAGGCCGCATAGCAAATCCTCCTACAGCGATACCTTTCTCAAGATTCAATTCGAACAAATTATAGAAATTGTTGTCGTATAATGTTTGTTCCAAAAATTCAGATGCTTCTTTAATCTCTTTAGAAACATCCTTTTTATCAGTGGGATCGTTCAGCGTAACTTTACATTTTTCATTGAAAATGATACTAGCCAATCGTCTCGCAGCAGTCTTAGTCACGTTCAATGATTTAAATTCTCGTTTTTTATTGTCGCCAAATGAACTCTTATAGTTGACATCCGGAAATAAATTAGCATAATATTTGAAGTTCTCCGCTATTCGAGCGTACTCTAGCGAATCAATCCCAATTTTTGGGTGATCTGTGATTTTACCAAGTTCTATGCCATTCAAATTCATATCTATTCGTTTCACTCCTTTCTTAAAAAAGTTTTTGATGCGCTGAATCCCACTCATTTTCTCACCTACCATTTCAGACCTAGATCGCCAAGATTGTCTTTTACAAAATATTGAAACTGGTCACATGTGTGATCGGCTATTTTAATAACTTTAGGATCATCCGATTGTAATGTATCTTCGTCCCATCGATAATCTCGATGTTCTTTGATAAAGATTTGATTAGCCTTTGTGTCCAAATAAAAAAACCTACCTTGAGCCAGTAAGTTTTGAACGTAGTCAATCATATCCACTTTTTTTGCTTTAGCTACTGCATGAAAAGCTGTACCGTAGTCTTTGTAGTATTGATTTTTTAAAGCACCTTCAGCCGAGTCAATCGTAATCTTATAAGCAAATTTATTATATTTTGTTTGGCACTTCTCAATAAATTCATGTAAGTCTTTCGCTAGCTCGTCTGGTGCTTTCTTATTCACTTTACCTTCTGGCGAATAGTAATAAGTGTCTAATAGAATTACATTGCCTTTTCGCGTAATAGCGTAGCAACCACAAGTTGTAGCGGATATTTGGTGACCACTATCAATAGAGAAACTTATTTGTGTAATATAGTCATCGTTTGGCAACTCATCAATCGGATGGAAGTGATCCATATTATAGATGAGCGTACCTAACCCAATTACTTCACCTAGATACAGCCACTTATAATAATCTTCGTCATTTTCACGATAAGTTTGAATGAGCTTTAGTTGTTGTGGGTCAGTAAAGCCAAGCTCATCATCTAAATAAGTTGAGTGGTCTACTAAATGGTCATCTAGGCGCATACATTTTTCTACCCATTCATTGACCCAATCATATGGATTCTTAGGTGGATTCCATGAATAGTAAACTTGTACTTGATCTACCCATTGCGAACGTTGACGGATAAAGGTTGCATTCGTCTGGTCAAATACTTCTTCGCTTTCAAAGTTTGCAGCTTCTTCATACCACAAAGCAATGACATCGCCAATTGCATTTGATTTAAGCTTTAATGGATCATCAACACCGTAGAAGTAGAATGCTGAGCCTGTGCGCTTATGGATTATTGTTAGAGGTGACATGCGGTATCTGTACTCATTCGCGATACCCAGCATATTCAATGCCCATTTGATTTGAAGATAAACCGCATCACGTAAATACTTGTGCTGGCTCATCATACAGACAACATTAACTTTGTGCTTTGCTTGTGTGTGTTTCTTCATTTCAGTAGCTAGTTTTAAACTGATTACTGATGACTTAAACGATCCACGCCCACCCTTCATCAGGATATACGGGCATTGCGTGTGCCACATCTTATAGAAGTGGGGATTAATCATTCCAGTTAGTTTAATCCGAGGTTTCGTCTTGGCTTTCATCGCTATTTGAATCAACCTCACTTTCAATTAACGGTATATCATCAATGATTACTGTTTTCTCTTCTGATGGATCATAGCCATCATCTAACTGTTTCAGTTGTGCTTTGGCTAAATCAACTTGAGCGCTCATCAATTCTAATTTCTTACGTCTCTCATCCTGTTCATCAGCAATAGCCACGAACTGTTTGATGAGATTGGCCAATGTCGCCATTGCCCGCGATTGAGCATTCATGAAGTTCGCTTGCTTATCCCAGGCGTATTGAAGAGCATATGTTTTTGAATCACTAAATTCACCAGATGATCGAGCAGAAACTTCCTTAGAAATATCCTGATTATCATAAACATACATAATCTTCTGCGCACGAATGATTGCCGTATATTGAATCATAATATTATTCCAAAGGATATCTTCTGGTTTAGAGGTTGCAACCTCATTCATGATTTCAAGCGTTTCAGAAGGTAGCCAATTAGCAAACAAACCATGCGTTACAGCGTTCTTGTTGCTTTCCGGCGCTCCTTTATTGTTCGGAATAGTTGCGTTCTCGGTTGCAACCTTTTCTTGAGACCAGTAACGTGACTTCCACGATTTTACTGTGCTGATGGATACACCATACTTTTCCGCTATTTCTCTATACTTCAACCCTTTTTCATAATCATCTTTAGCTAGTTCGTATTTCTTCACATGTGACACCACCTCGCTTGTTTGCAACATTTGTTTTGTAATCTACACATACTTTGAAAGATTTTCCTGTATGTGTTTATCTGAATAGAAACCATGACCGCAATAAAGAAGTTTGCATTTATCAATCTCTTTTGGTGTTGCTTCTCTCCCCATTTCAACAATAGAGTACTTCCCTTTGATTTGTACAGAACGCACAACACGCACTGAACAATCATCAATGGTTCGAGGATATTCATTAGTTAGCGATACATACCAGTAGTTTCTCATTATGTAGCCTCCTTTATGTAAAGAAAAAGCCTAGCATGTGCTAGACTTTGATACATTCATTTAATTTTTTGAGATAAGTATCTACATAGATTTCACCTTTGTCCCCGTTCAACGTAATTTCAAAATACGGTGCTCCTTTTAAGCTAGCGCTGACTAATGCTTTGCTATTTTGCAGTGTTTTGCATGACCAGACTATGAAAACACTAAACTCAGGCACTGTTCCACTTAGGTCAGCAATCTCATTTTCAATTCTTTCACGTACAATAGCCTTGCATTTTTTGATAAACTTCTCATGATTCATTTTCAAAATCCTCTCTTTTCTAAAATAAAAAGACCACTCAAAGAGTGATCTACGAATTTTAAAAAATCTCATACTGAAATCTTATTTTTAATGTCTTTATATAAGTTGGAGCCTCGCAAAACATAAATATCTTGATAATATTCTTTGCCATTATATTCTAAGAATAAAAAGGAAAATTTCAATTTTTTACATTTTTTATATCTCTTTTCTAATTTCTTGCTGTTCTTTATGTTATCTACCATTGCAGTAACTAAACTTTCATTTACAATTGGTATTTTTAGACCTTTTTCTAAGTATCCAATATTCTGGAATTCTTGATTAATAAGGTCTGTTGGATTGAGATAAGATATTTTGTGGTCCACATATTTTTCAATAAGCTTTTTAACTACAGGGTATTTGTAAATATATTTGTACCAATGCTTTCTGATAAAACGTTGGAAAATGTTATATTTACCTATAATCCCGCAAAACTTTATTGCGGTTTCAGATTTCCCTTCATTTAATAAAGTTATAGTAAACCCATATTTACCGACGACAGTAATATCTTTTTTGGTTATTCCTTCAGTTATTCTTGATACAATTTTAGAACTATTAGAATACCAGTAGTACTTTGATGTTTGTTGAATTGTAATCACTATCAAAATAATACCTACCCATTCGCCTAACGTACCATATCCATCAAATGTAAACCCAAGAAATTTAACTACGCCCACCATTTTCTATCACCTCAGAAATAATATTATCAAATAATCTTAGATAACTAAACAGAGGACTTGTAAATTTCAGAAAATTACTCATTAACTTTTCCCATTCATCCTTTATTGCGTCTACCCTTTCCGCCACAGTGACAAATTCATATTGTGAAAATAAATACTAAGTGTATAATTTTATTTATCAGCGAGTGGTCCGCTGAAATAAATAATAACGAGGTATCTTTATGCACACAACAGGATCAAAACCAGGAAAAGGCGAGTACTATTGTCTAACATGCGGACAAAATGTAACGCTCGATCAATCAACTGATACGTTGCCACCGTGTCCAAAATGCCATAACACAACCTTTAGAAAAGGTTAAAACCGTAAAGAGACCGCTCACCGGTCTCTTTTTTAAATTGCGATTTCTCTTTTGAATAAGCAATATGCTTTACCAAAAAGATTTAACTGAATCCACGCAACCGCTTTTCGTTCATTATGCTCGTTTCTATACTTCGTAATATAATGATGCATACAATCCCCTCCTTAAATAATTTAATAGACAGCAGCATACGAAGAATTCAGAAGGAGTTGAGTTCACATCCTTTTCTTCATATTTGCTTCTGTCTATCGAAGCTTAATTTAAAATGATGAGGGAGATTCCCTCCCTTGCGTTTTATTTTTGAAGAACAATTATTCAGAATAAAAGAATGAATAAACTTGTGAGTGTCTAATCTATTAATTGTCTTCACTTATAGGTGGGAATGGTTTACAAGTTTGAGCAAATTTCAAATAGATTGATTTGATGACCATATTCAAAATAATTGTCGATCTTATTTTTAATTCGCTGTGACATAGATTTAACAGTACCCACAGCTAGATTCATTTGTTCTGCTGCTTCTCCATAAGTACATAAATCTTTATTAATTAAATGAAATAATGTCAGTTCTTTATTAGAAAGCAAAGATTCTATCTCCGTCACTTGGAGCAACATCTCTTTTTTCTTCGGAGAAATCGTCTCTTCTGCTGGCTTTTCTACTTCCTGTAAATAAACTTGATAGCTCATAACGTCTATATCTGCCAGTTTAACGGCTCTTCTATGCTTTGGTATCTTCTTGGCTTGCTCATCATCGAAAGGCTTCTCTCTGCCTGTTTCTAACCAGAATAAAGCGTACTCTGTAGTAGAGATAGCTTCTGCTATTACTTTTTGATCTGCTATATCTTGAGGAGAACGATCATCAATTAATTTATGTATCACTCTCCCATGTTCTTTGACAGGTGTGCGATATCGTTTATTTAAGATTTTTTGATGTTGCTTTTTCAACATTTTCAAGTCATTCTTGTATTCCTGAATTAAATCATTCATATAGATAGCCTCCTCAATAATTTCGCAAACAAAAAAGCGGACACAAATCAACAAGAAAGTTCTTGTCAACTTGTGTCCGCCAGTTTTCTGGTAGGACGATATTTAAAATAATTGTTTCACTTCTTCTTTAACTTGCTTGACTTTATTGCAATGGGATTCTATGACTATTGTTCCAAACGGAGGAAGCTTTACACTTTTCATTTGCCCGTTTGAAATGATGATTGCACAATGATCTCCTTGCATTTTTTCGATGTCACTTAACTCAATTCCTTTTAACTCCATAGCTGCCTCCTGTGATATAATAAACTTGTCGGATTTATTACATCAGTCGGAGCGATCCGGCTTTTTTATTTGTCATTGATTAGTTCAATATCCACCAATCTCACCACTGCTAAATTCTCTTTGCTTTTCGCTAACCGCTTGTCACATTCCATCGTGTTTTCAATGCGAATGATTGCTGAGTGATTATAGAGATGCTCTACATATCCACGAAATGGATAGATGAACCCTTCTGCTTCGCAGCGAACCATGTCACCGACTTTGAATTTTGGTTTCTTACGTGTTTTAGGGTTCTTTGTCGGCATATCTAGCATTAAACCGCCGATACCATGACTACTAGCGTAAAATCCGTCTTTTAGTTTCATTCTTTTTCCTCCCATTTACGATCATCACTTAATATCGAAATTCCAAACTTACGAATAGCATCACTTGCATCAGCAACACACTGACTTGCCACTTTATATGTTTCTTCTGCTGAAATTCCATATTCTTTTTCAAACTTTGTCTTTAGTACATTCAGTTCCTGTTTTCTTAGTTTTATTATTCTGCGATGTCTGTTGTTCATTCCGCTTCCTCCAATTTTATAGATAATGTTTTCGCAGATGGTGATTCTGCTTTTTTTAACTGCACTATATCTTTATTTGCTGATCTTTCATCAAAATACTCCTGAGCTCTCCTCTTGTTTTTTGTAAAAACTGGCTTGCTATCTTTCCAGTGATGAAAATAAACTTTCTTAAACGAATCATCTGTGTAATCGAACAGATAAAATGCTATTTTGAACATTCATTCCGCTTCCTCCAAATCACTTGACTTCACGAATACACCATCTACCATTTTCCCTGTGCGTCCTTTGATTTCGTTGTATGCCATTTCTAAACACTCTTGTACGTTTGTCCCTTTTTGCATGGAAAGGATAATCAGCGTGACGATAACGTCTCCTACGCTATCTTTAAATAGTTCATCATTACTTCTTGCCATCGCCGAAGCTATTTCCCCGAATTCCTCAGCTACTTTCAAAAACTGCGCTTTTGGATTTGCTTGATCCAATCCCTTATCTTTAGCCCACTGCTCTACTTTTGTGATTAGTTCGTCCATTATTTCTCCTCCTCAATCTCACATGCCTGTTCAAACTGTCTAGTGATGTTTTCTAACGCTTTTTTATACTCGATAATACTTTTTATCGTTCTTTCTTCACTTAACACGTAATCGCGTTGTATCGCCTTTAAACACGATGAGACAGTTTGGAAGTATCCGATATCTGCTCGTGATTCTTCTTTTGCTTCGGTGTAGCGGATGTTTCCTTCCTCATCTCGTCTTACCTTCGATAGGACAATGTTTCTAGAATCACTGGTAATTCGATAATCTTCGATTTTCATGTCTAGCATATTTTCTCCTCCACATACCTAAACTGTCGTCCTTTTGAATCAATATCCATATTCTTCGCTCTATCCCAGATGATGTTTTTGCTCAGACCAGTAATTTCAGATAACTGTTCAGCAGTACCTGTTACTAGAATTCGATCACCATGCCAGATTGCAATTTTTCTCGGCGTTTTCCGTTTAGACTTTTCAGCCCACATTGATTTACCGAGCCTCATCACTTCTGAAGCAGCTTCTTTGTCATTTTGCCAATCTTCTGAATAAGTCAATTCGATGATTCGTTTCATTGCTGATTTCTTATCCACGCTCATTCCTCCAATCGATGGATTTCCCTTCTTAAATTCTCTATGTGCAAATCGATTGCCTTTCTCGCCGTTTCATTGACCATCACTGTCTTTGTCCGCTCCAGATCGTCAATCTCACGTTGAATGCTTCGAATTCGCATTTGAATCACTTCTTCTTTTGTCATGATAGACCACCTCGCTAAAAACGCTCTTCCTTGAACGTATTCCGATATTTTTTAGCTAATATCAACGGCACTTGATATTTATGACAAAACAATTTCGCCTTGATTTTAAAGTCTTTTGTCTGCATTCCTTTGACATCTACGACTTTGACAAGTTTGCCGTTTTTATAAAATGTGAAGTCAGGAATATACTCGATCTTGCGATATTTCTTTCCTTCTAGTTCAAATTTCGGCATCAGCTCAAATCGTTCCTGAAGTTTTACTTTCCAGCCGTTCGCTTCAGCTTGCCATAAGGCTAGATCGTAGTACTTCGCTTCTGCGATAGAATCGAACTTGATACCTCGATGGATAGTTTTTCGATTACGATATTTATTCATTCTCAAGAAGTGCCTCCTTCTTAGCCTGATAAGCAGCAAAGCGGGCTTCTAATTCTGCTTTTTTATCAGGATCTAGCGTCTTTTCTTCTTGAGGTTTGTTGACCCAATCAGGTAACTTTTCACGCCGTACATTGTTTTGACGTTTAGGAAGATAGTTTTGTTTTTTCTTGTTCTTAAAAGCTTCTTGAGCTTTTTCTGCTGATTCCATTGTCTTAATTTCTTGATTACTCCATGAATTTAATATCGCTTCAACATATTTTTTCAATCCTGGCATCTCAACGTTGTTTTCGAAAGCTAATTTAAAAGCAAAGAGAATCATATCTGCTCCCCAAGTTTTAATCATCGGTCCTAATGCTCCTTGCAAAAGTCCAGTAGGTGCTTTCCCCCAGTTTTTTTGGATGAACTCATACACGCCTATATCATCTTCTTTATTTGTCTTGTTTTGTTTTGTATTGTTTATATAAGCTGAAGGATTTACTGTAGGATCTACTGAAGGATTTACTTCCCTATTTACTTTCGGATTTACTTTACTATCTACTGGAATATTTCCAGTAGTGGAGTTTTCTACCGTATTATCTACTGTAGTTTTTACTGTAAAATTTCCAGTTAAATCAGAAAGGATATAAACACCAGCTTTTGTACGACCTCTCTTTTTATATTGAAGGAGTCCGTTTTGGATCAATTGATTACGATTGTTAATCAATGTTTTTTCAGACGTTTTAGTCATTGCTTGTAGCCTTGTATTGGCAATCGATAATTCGCTCTGCCATCCACTTTTGTTTGCTATAGCCATTAGCTTATACCAAAGCAGTTGGGGACCAGCGCCAAGCTCGTTATATTCAAGCCAATTGTCGAAAGCATTAAGCTGTCCGATGTAATCCAATTGAGTCCCTCCTTTCGTTCTATTAATTTGAGGGAGAAAACTCCCTCATTATTTGTTTAATGGCGGATTAGATGCATCAAATAATCCAGTTTGTACATCTTTGTTTTCTTCAGAAATAACCTCTGCTTCTTTTCTTTCAGGAATATCTTCCTCAACTTCTGTTTCAGCAATAATGCTGCCATCTTCTTGAACTCTTTGGACTCTCTCATCCGATGTGGTAGCTTCTTGCATTTCAATGGATAAGATCCCCCATTTAGAAAGAAGATTTCTCAAAACAGTTTTTCGTGCCATTGCATTGTAATCAGATGCCCACACACCACTTAACTTTGTCTTATCTCGATCTTTATTGTTAGCAATTCGATGAGCTTCAATTTCTTGTTTGGTCCAATAGACAGTTTTCTTGAATCCATTCAGTAATTCAAAATAGCCAACATATCCAATGACTTCATCAGATGTTCTACCATTTGGATCAAACTCGAACTCTTCTGTCAGTCGGTTCCAGCTTTTTAGTTCTCCTTCATAAACTTCAATCACATTTAATGCTTTGTATTTACCTGATCGTTGGGCTAATTGGATATATCCTTTATAGCCAAGCATAAATTGAGCTTTCTTTTCCCATTTTCCTGTTTGCTTGTTTTTGCTATTAAATGGAACGAGATAGGCATAGCCAAGATTCTTATCTAGTCCAAGATTTAATGTTGCAGCAGTTAACGCGCCGCTCATGATAGACATCGGTTCACTATCTGCAAGATAACTGTCATTAGATACAAGAGTCATAACATTCGACATAAAAGCATTAGCATTGTCATGAAGTACTTCTTCAAATTTCTTTCTCATTGTTGGTGTATTCATTAGAGCTTTAAGCCCTAACTGTCCTGGTGCAACTTGTTTCTGTGGCTTTTCTGCCAATTGGTTTTTTAACGATTCATTTGTTGCCATATTATTTGATCTCCTTTTCGGTTAGCCTTCTTGATTCAGTAACGTTATAAATCTCTTCATCATTTGCGACATCTGGATATTTCTCTGCTAGTTTCTTCGAGTTCATACGTCTCGTACGGACAAGTTTCCAACTGATGATGTTTTTTTGAGTGATACCGATACTGGCTTCACGTTTACCTAGCTCACTGATGATCTCGTTGTCTACTTGACGAATAGATGATTCAATTTCTTTTTTCATCCGCTTAAGTTCTCTTTTTTGCTCGATAAGTTCATCAAAACGCGATGGTAGAGCTGTTTGATTTTCTTCTACATCTGCATATTTTTCTTTTAAGAAGTCAGCAGTCGCTTCACTTCCGTCAATTACAGGCTCGATACCTTCAACTACATTTGTTTCCCAAAATTCAACCAAGCGTTCTGTAATTGTATCGATCAATTCTTGATCTCTCGCGATTCGCTTCCAAATGAATTTTTGTCCACCAATCAAAACAGCGATATAACAATAGTCTTTGTTTAAAACGTTCATGTAATGTTGAACTTGGCAGAGATAACTGAGTGGTACTTCTTCACCTTCCCACTCTTTGCCGAGAAATTGATTGGCTGTTTTGCATTCCAGAATGGCATTTTCTCCCACTACATCACGATCAATATTCGCTCTTAGAAACGGATGCAATGGATGTTCAAAGACTTGGTTTCTTCTGCGAACCTTTTTACCTGTACGTTCTTGAAACTCTTTAGCAACTACTTCTTCTAAGATATTGCCCCAATAAGCTGGCTCGCTTGCTGTTTCTTCAAGTACAACTTGTCCTGTTTTTTCAAGCCATAGTTGATAAGGAGATTTCCATTTATTCAATCCTAAAATTGTTCCAACATCCGAACCTCCGATGCCTTTCTTACGGTCTTCAAGCCATTCTTGACGGCTCATTTCTAAGGTAGATTTACTACTCATCGTCTTCCTCCTATTTATGTGGCGTGCCCCATTCTGGAGTAGTTAAATACTGATCTAATGCTTGTCCAAAATCGTTCATTGTTTTAGCCTTCCTTTCATGCTAAAATACAGATAAGATATTTTGTTATGTTGCCGATTAGCGGTTGCCGTCGCTGGTCGGTCTTTTTTGTGTTGGCATTTTGAAACTTTCTCTTACAGCAGTAACCGCTACTAAGGTTCCCCAATAAATAAGTGCATATGCTGGATTAATACTTGCCAGTACGATTGCTACTAGGCTCATAAGCAAAGCGCTCTTGACAGTCATTTTAAATACAGTTTTCATTTCTTTCTCTCCTCTCTATATTTAGCAATTTCGCTAGCAAGATCTTCATTCATATGATTCTCTAAAAATCGAGCGACTTCAGTTTTAGGAATTCTAATTTCACCGAGTTTCAAAAAACCGATGTATCCCATCTCAATCAAATCTTTAACATTTTGAGGATTTGTTGTTATAGCTAATGCCGCTTCAGTAACTGAGTATGTTAATTTTTCAATGTTTCTTTTATTGTTGCGCTTCAAGACAACTTTTTTTGGAAAAATATTTTCCAATGTTTCCATTTCCATCATCCTTTCATATATCCTTGTACTACCCAGTACGACAGCCGTTCCTCACTAAGCTTGCGAATATCGATTCCAAGTATTTCGCATAATGCACTTATTAGTGTGACTTCAACCATGATCTCGTCTAAAAATTCATAAGCATATGCAATGATTTGTTGACGATCATCAACAGTTAAGTAATTTACTTGTTTAAGAAGAATTTTTTCTACTTCTTGCTTCTTCTGTTTCCGCTCATCTGATTCAATCATTTGCAACTTGTCTAATGATGAAGGATCTCTCCTATAAACATCACCATCTATTGATTTAAATAAACCAAAGAACTCATGAATCACTTGAAGAGTGAAATCTGAATCTCTAAAATGATCCGTTAACGCCTGAGCATTTTCCAACGTCACGGGCTTCGTATTAAGCAATGTTGTCCAATCGCTTAATGACTGTTGAGAGACGTTGATTTGTCTTGCTATTTCCTTTTTGGTCTCACCACTCTTATTAATTACTTCGACTAACGATTCTCGAATAACACTTGATTTTTTTAACAGTTTAAACACCTCATATTCTTATTCGCCCGTATATCAATACGAGCAATTTTTTTATACTATTAATTTAAAGAATCAAACGAAAGCTGCTTCATCTAGTTCACGTTCAAGCTCTTTTTGAACTTCTTCAAATAGACGATCGAGTTGATCATCATTTGCACATTTGATGATATGGATCATTCGAGGTCTTGCATCTAAAACGATGCTTATTTTTTCTTGGCGTGTCATTAAAATCATCTCCTTATTTATTTGATATAATCTCACTATGGAAGGTGGTGAGATTATGGCTTATAAAGAATCTATCGTTAAAAAGATAATCGAAATCGTTGAAATAGCTCCTAAAGGGACAAGTACCCACTATTTAGAAGGTTTCAATCAAAAAGATGTAATCGATACTGTGAACTCTCTTCATTTAAAATATCCCGACAATATTTTAGAAACAGAAAGTTATTATAGTGAGCTTGTTCCAATTGTAATTAATAAATAATTTTTGGTTATTCTCCTTTTGAATTTTTGAAGTATTTACTCAAAGGGAGAATTTCTGGTCCTACCAAAACATCTTTTATATCAACTTCATCTATAAAACATTCGATTTTTAGTTTTGGCTTGCCTGATGCTGGCATAAATAGTTCAATATTTGTTACTCCACGTCCTAATGTCCAATCATTTAATTTAATTTCATAATTTGGTGAAATTGTTGGGTTTTCAACTTTAGGTTGTATTGAGAGTTTTAGCAGATTTTTTATTTTTTCTTGTCGTGTCATTTGGAAGTCCCCCTTGTTTTTAACTCATTTTTGTAGTTAAAAGCCATAAAAAAAATTTTTTCTTTAGGAACATGAAAAATATCTTCTAGATGTTGCATCTGGGAAGGCTTAGGCAAGGTACGTCCTACCTCCCAAGAACTGATTGTTTTTTGGGATACTTTTAATAAAGACGCTAGTTGAGATTGAGAGATCCCTTTTCTAGATCTTATTTGTCCCATTTTGTTTTCCATACATTTCCGCCTCTCTTTTACTACCTTATGTAGTTATAATATACTACAAAATTTAGTAAGTCAACTATTATTACTACTTTTTTTTGTATTAACTAAATTTCGTTGTACCGACTACGCTTTGTAGTATATAATTTTATTAAAAGGAGGACTTGCTGTGTTAAAAGATCGAATCAAAGAGTTAAGAAAGCAACATGGCTGGACCCAAGCAGAACTAGCAAAAAAAATGAGCGTGTCCCAACAAACTATAGGAAGTTGGGAAGTAGGTCGTGCAGAACCTAATTCAGAAGCACTAACTAAATTAGCTCATCTATTTAACGTTAGTACTGACTATCTATTAAGTAATCATAAAACTCCAGAATGGGCGACTAAAGAAGATATAATTGAACTTGATAAACTACTTGAATCAAATGCTAACATGGCTTATGGAGGCGAAACTTTAACACCCGAACAGCTTCAAAGAGTCAGAGATGTTTTAGCAGGCATGTTTTGGAAATTCAAAAAAGAAGACAAGGACAAAGAGAAGTGATTGGGTATGGAATTGGATGTTATCAATTTAGTTGAGAACCTAAAGCGGAAGTATCAATCCGCTAATCCATTTTATATCTGTGAAAAAATGGACATTCAAATTGAATATGTTCCTTTTATTGATGATCCTAAAGGTCAATTCCAAGAGATTTTAGGTCGTGCTGTCATCCTACTGAATGATGAATTAAAGGATTCTGAGGAAAGATTTTATATTTGTGCTCATGAACTTGGTCACGCCATCTTTCATCGTGGGTTATCTAGCTATTATGTATCCACACGAACATCCAGAAGCAAATCAGAAAGCGAAGCGAATTGCTTTGCTGCTAATCTCATTGTTTCTCTTTATAAAGAAGACAACGATCAATACCCTAGAAAAGTTGAGGAATTAACAAATTTGTATGGGCTACCTGAAAACGTGTACAAATTTTTAAATTAAAATTGGCGACTATCACTACCTGCCTTCAAGTGGGAGTAAATACTTGATTTACCCAGTGATATATTCAACAAGGAGGAATAAATGAGTACGTTTTTAATTTTAGTTGGGTTCTTTGGTTTTCTATTTGGAGTATGTTTTTTAGTATATTCTTTTTTCTCCAAGAAGAAACGTTCAAAGAAAAAGATTAGTATTGGAATTCTAGTAGCTTTTATAGTTATGGTAATCGGAGGGGCTCTTGCTCCACCAACAACTGGACAAGCAGATGTACACAAAGACGCTAAATCTTCATCTTCTAGTGTATCTGTCTCTTCTGAAAGCCGAGAAAAAGATGAAAAAAAGGCTAAAGAATTAGCTAAAAAGAAAAAGGCCGAAGAACAAAAAGCTAAAGAAGAGGCTGAAAAAAAGCACCAAGAAGAACAAAAAGCTAAAGAGGCTGAGAAAAAGCGCCAAGAAGAACAAAAAGCTAAAGAAGCTGAGAAAAAACGCCAAGAAGAACAAAAAGCTAAAGAAGCTGAGAAAAAACGCCAAGAAGAA